TGACGTGATCGAAGCCTACGAAGAAGTCGCCAATCGTCTCGGCGTACCGCTGTAATCGACGCAAGCATCTGATAGCACGGAAAAAAAATCACCTTTGGGGTTTGCTTCCGCGAAACACACTGTTATGATGCGCGCCGTTGGAGAGATGCCAGAGTGGCCGAATGGGACGGATTCGAAATCCGTTGTACCTTCACCGGTACCTAGGGTTCGAATCCCTATCTCTCCGCCATTATTGAATACGACTAAGCCCCTGAAATGGTTAAACATTTCAGGGGTTTTTTTGTTTCTATAGTTTTGTTTAGGGCATTTTTAGGGCAAAAAAAGCAGCCGTAGGAACGCTCTGGGCCGTACTGTGCCGATGCTGCAACACCTTCAGGGAGTAAAAGGAATGTGGATTTGGCGGGACGCGCGGGAGCGCTGGTTGTTGGCGGGAGTAGTAACGGCGTTTGCACTTGTTTGCTTGGTAAATGCTAGGCTCCCATTGTGGAAAGTTTTGGAAGGCAGTGCTATTTCTTCCTTTCTGCGGGCAGACGCAACAATTAGCGTTACGAGTGACCTGCTGGTCGGCCTCATATCCGCCTACATCTTTTATGTCTTCATTGAGCTGTTACCTAGTCACCACAAAAAGTCTGAGACCTTGAGGGTTTTGAATTTGCTGGTGGCGTCGGTGGTGGAAGCGTTCGATCGTACCAGGATTTTCGGTCATGAGACGCCAATAAACTCAATCGATCTAGCCGTCCTCGAAATCTCCAAATTGAAATCGAATATCGCGATCATCATCGATAAGCCCGATTTTCTTCGTCTGAAGTTTGCAATGGAAGCTGGACATTCCCGATATCAAGATTTTCAGCATGCCCTTAGCTTGGCTGTGGGATTATCTCCGGAACACGCATTGGACTGGCTTGTGCTGACCGACAAAGTTCGGTTGCTTGCACAAGAATATGGGACACAGCCGGTAGCACCAGAAATTGATTTTTTCACGGCTCCTGACCAGCCAACAAATGTTCAGTATTTTCTGGCTCATGCTGAGCACCGAGGCAAAATGTCTGCTTTCGAAAACACTCTACGGCTGCGAGTTGGAGAGGTTTTCGAGGCGGCAGCTTCTTGGATGGAACGGCAAAGTCTGAGGACATGAATGAAAGCTTTGCAAAATCTTGATAGGCAGTTTGCTCATGGGGCTGCCTTTTTATTCATTTCTAAAGCCAAGCATTTTTGAAACGATACCCGCCATGCTTTTGGTGTCCTTCGGTATCCATCTTCCGTAATGCTTTCGGACCATCGTTGTGTCGGCGTGCCCGAGTTGCCGGGCCACCCATTCGACCGGGACGTAACTTGACAGCATCTGGCTGGCAAAAGTGTGGCGACACTGGTTCGCACCACGGTGGCGCACCTCTACTTTTTTCAGATGGGCGGTAAACCAGTTGCTCAATGTCTTGCCGCTCCAGAGCAAACCGCTAGTCGAGCTGCGGAACAGAAACCTGACTTTCATCTTCTTGGACGTGATGTTGTCGCGTTGAATAATGTTGATCTCTTCAGCTACTGCGTCCTTAGCCGCCGCAACAATTTCCTGCATAAGTTCGAGGGCTGGGTCGATCAGCTCGACGACTCGAACCCGGGAGCGTTCTTTGGGGACTTTGAACTCGCCAACGACCAATGCCCGGCGGATGTGTACCAGGCCGGCCTCAAGATCTACGTCTTCAACGGCGAGCCCGATCAGCTCGGACAGGGAAAGCCCGGCCCAGCAGTTGAATTCAATCATCCGAGTATCTGGTCGCCGGTCGGGATCTGCTTTGCCGATCAGCTCGATCTCGGTTCGACTGAAGGGGTCGGCATGCTCTAGGTCGACGTCTGAACCGACGTTGCTGATTCGGTCGAGAGGGTTGGCTTTCAGGATGCCGTCGCCGAAGGCATCAGCCCATACCCCTCGGACGACGGTGAAAATGTCATTCACTGTCTTCGGGGCTAGGCCTTGCTTGAGCAGTTGGGCTTGAAATAACTCGATGTCGCTCTTGCTGATGTCGACGATCCGACGCTTGCCGAATTTCTTGTCGACGTGCACAGCCTTGCTGACGTAGTTGACGACGGTGCTCGAAGCTTTGAGTGCGCGCTGAACCTCCAGCCAGCGATCAATGCCTTCCTTCACGGTGCGTTTTAGCGAAGGGCCGCCAGTCCCCGTGAACATGGAAGCCCTGGGCGAGTTCGGAAAGTGGGCCGCGTAGTCGAAGCGGCCCTCCTTAATTTCCGCGAGGATGGTTCGGCGCTTGTTGTCGGCATAGGCGATCGCGGCCTTGTTGACTTTCGAGACCCCTTCTAGGGGTTCCCTGCACCGTTGGCCGTTAAAGATGAACCAGATGCGTAGCTGTTTGCCGTTCATCTCAACGCCTGTCGGCATTTTGTCGATCATGGCTTCCCTTCCATCCAGCGTTCGATAGCGGCGCGGTTATAGACGATTACGTTGGCCGGGTCATAACGCCAGTGCTTGCCTTCTAGCCACAGACCCCGGGTGCGATATTTGCGAACTGCTTCGGTGGATAGGCCGAAGACTGGGTAAAGCAGATCCTGCCGAAACCAGGCGCCTGGTGTGATGTGGAATTCGAGCTTCTCTGCTGCGCTCATTGTGCGATCTCCCCTACGCGCCAGGCGGTGCCTTCGGCTTGCAGCATGAAATGGCGTTGTTCTTCGATAGCTGCGTCAGCAGCTCTATCCAGACCAAATATGCGCATTAGCTGTTCGACGTGCTTGGGAGACATGACAGCCCACTCATCGGGTAGCACGTTGGTCAGGTTGGCAGGCCAGTATCGTTGGCCTGATTTCGACTCTGGCGGGTAGTCCGCAGCCTTCGGGGTATTCGTATACCCCAAGGCAGGCTGCGCGAGCGGGCGTGCTGGAGCTTTTAGCGTTGCATCACTGAGCGTTGCCCCGCGCAGCTTTTCGTGGGGTATAAGTGCGTCGGCAGTGGCGCTGGGAGGAGCAATAATGCCTGCTGCTGCGCAGCAGAGACTGTTTGTTTCCAGCGTGCCGCCACCATTTGCAGTGCGGAGCAAAGCGGACAAGGCGCTGGTGTTGTTCTGTTGGTTCTTCATGCCGCTTTCCTCCGGTGTTCGATAGCGAGTTGGTCCATCAGGCGCTGGTGGTAGGTGTTGCGGGCTTCTGCGGCAGACCATGGACGGATGGTTTCAACCATGGGTTCGATGCCCACCAAACAATCCCAGATGGCCGGATCGGGTGGCATGAGATCGCGGCGTTCCGTAGCCAGCGCTATCAGATCGGCCTTGTGGATGCAGGCGGGGAGTTCTGGTGCTATGTCGAACCGATCACAGATGCGCCACCAGATACAGTCCTCGAAGTGCTCATAGGCACTGATCCATTGCTTGAGTGGTCGCGTCATGTCGCCCAGGTACGCCTCGGGTGCGTCATGAAGTAAGGCCGCGAGTTTGTGTTCTTCCGGCACCAGCTCGGCGACGATGCAGCTGTGCTGGGCCACGCTGTAGAACTCGCATGGGTGACCGTTGAAGCGGCACAGGTGGGCCAGTGCGTGCGAGATATCCCGTGGGTCGACCATGTCGGCGTCGGGTTCGAGCAGGTCAAAGTGTTTGCCTGAATGGGTCAGGATCCAGTTCATGCTGCGTCTCCCAACTCGAATGGGTCCAGCAGGGCAGCCATGTTCAGTGCCTTGTCACGTAAGGCAAGTGCTTGAGTTACCTGGCTATCAGATCTCACCGCTCGGAAGGTGTCGGCCGCTAGCTTGAGCTTTTCGGCAATGGCTAACAGGGTGAGGCGATCCAGTGGCTGATGGTCCAATATCAGCTGCAGGCGCCGACAACGCTCGGAGATCTGCTCCAGAGCGGTAGAGCCCGCTGACTCCCCCTCGTCCATCCCTTCAATGAATCCTTGTGCGTGTCCTTCGTCGTAGCCCTGAGCCAGACCATCCGTTAAGCCGCCTCTGTAGCCGACCCAATAAAGGATCGCGAGCGCGATAGCGATGGTGATCAGTGCGCAGATTTGAATTACGGTCATGTGGTGTGCTCCTGGTGATTTGTTGGCTGGTGGTGGCAGCCGTTGTGTTACTGCTCTGGCTCGGTTGAGTCAGTTTGTGGCCGCGGCATGTCCTCATCCGCCCTGTAAGCGCGGATATCAATCAGTGCCGCGACATGCTTGATGTGGGCATACCTCAACGCCTTGACGCTGTGATCCAGGGTGGTCACTGGCAGCTGAATACGGCCGCTGTTGATCGCCTCAGTGAAAGTCTTCTCGTTGAGGTTCTTGAAGTAATGCACGCGCAGCTTTTCCAGGGGGATAAGCACGTCGCCGAAGAGTTGGTGCAGCATCTCGACGGTTGCGCTATCCGGCGCGGGTTGCAGCCGTAGCGGTGTTTGACTGTTGTTGCTCATGGGCAGCGGCCTCCTTGCGTTTGAGTCGTGAGGGGTGATTCCAGGCATTCAGGCAGTGGCGTTTGGTCAGCTCCCGCAGATGCTCCGGCACTTCGAGGAGCGCGGCATTGCGCTCCTCGCGTGTGTGCATGGCGACGATCTGGCGGGCGTACTCCCTAGGCCACGTCACGGTTGTCTGCCGGGATGGCTGGCAGCTCGAGGCCCAGCTGACTTGCCAGCCAGGGCATGCCGGCTTGCCGTACCTTCGTCGACTGGCTGTATTGCATTCCGGCCGTCTCGTGGTACCAGTTGCCGTTCTTGATCCGCAGATATTCCCGATCACGTACAGGAAACGCCGGGAGGTTGCGGTCATTGAGCAAGCCCTTGTCACGCATCAGCGCGATCAGTTTGGGGCGGGTGAGGCCGAAGTACTTGGCGGCCTTTTCCAGGCTACGTTCCATCGCGACCTCCTAGGCTGCATGCGCGGCGGGAGTCGCCACGGCTGCCAGGTGAGTGATGGATTCGGCCACCATGGAGTAGATCTCCACGTCACTGCCGCACACCGTGAAGCACTTGCTGAATGGCTTCTTGACGCCGATGCTCATGATGGTGGTGATGCCAGTGCGGGTTTTGTTGCGATGGATTGCCAGGTTGATAGGTTGCTCAAAACCCATGTCGAGGCTCAGCGCGCCGCCGGTTTGCACCAGGTCGAACACACGCTGCTTGTGTTCAATTTCGAAGACGCCGTAGCGGCGGTCAGCGTGCGGCACAGACGACGGATCGCTTGGACTCGCTGGCCCGTTGACGATCTCCTCGATGAAGTCCGCAAGCTTAAGGTGCATCTTTTTGCTGTTGGTCAGGGTCAGCGTGTGGCGTTCGCAGCCCAACTCAATAGTGAAGTGCGTGTCGGCTTTACGGCGCTCGACTTTCAGGCGGAAGGCTAGGGCCTCACGCTGAACTTCGGCACGCAGCAAGTGGTTGAAGGTTTCGGTTAGGTTTACCTGGGCCTTGAGCAGGGTCAGGGTGCGGTTGTCGAGTTTGTACTTGCTCATGCCGCGCGCCCTCCGCCATTTGGATCGAACGGGCAGGTTGCGTTGCGTTCTTTCTGCTTAGGTTTGGACGCGATGAATGTGCAGCCGAGGTCTTGCGCCAGGCGGCGGATTTCAAAGATGCGGGAGGGGTTTGCAGCGGCTGGGTGGACGTGCAGGGTAGCTGTGGTGTGCATGGTGTTGCCTCGCTCTGTGGTGGAAGAGTGAGGCAATAATTAACCATAAGGGTTGTTAAATCAACAAGAAAAACAACCTCAAAGGTTGTTTTTGGTGGTTTAGGTCACTTGTCCCCAAATTTTGTTTCACAATGCTGTCTGATCAATTCCATAATTTTTATGATGTTTTCTCGGGTGTCAAGGAAATATTGGTAATCAATTGAGAGTTCTTCGCCAGCGGTATCCTTAACACCGACCTCGCGGATTTTATCCCTATAGGTATCATTTTTAATCCAACTGTTGTGTACCCCGATATCCCGTCTGACTTTGGCTTCTACATAACTAGGCCAATAGTCATCAAGCATCTTCTCATCTGCTGATATGAGTGCAAGTAACTCTTTTTTATATTCGTTGGGTCTCTTATACATAATGCTTGTGATATAGACTTGGGCTGCAAAGTCTTTTATCTTGTCTACATCGTTCAGATCTAAGATTTTGCCAAGATTGATATCAAGGCTGGCAATTTTTTTTGGATGCTTTTGCAAGACAATCTTCATTGCATCTTGAAAGAAAGCTTCTGCTTCTGAAATTAGAGATATAAGGGAAAGAGAGTCGGCGAATGTAACTACTTTGTAGTTGTCGTCGTCAATGCGTGCTTTTCTTGCGTAGTGTTGAGGTAGTTTGCTACTCGCCTCACTAAAGAGCTTGGTCAGTTCTGGGTTTTTTCCATCCGTAGATCTGCTGTAGCTATCTAGGACTATCCTTCCAAAATAACCTAAAGCCAATATACGATTAGCCCTTTCTGTAAATAATTCTGTTATCTCTTTCAAGGTTCACTCCGTGTGTTAAAAACTAAAGGTCGGAAATTTTCCAGCGGGCTCTTCCACAAATAGTCCATTCTTCGGACATTTTTATTATTCGTTCTGGCCAGTCTGGATTCAAAGCATACAAATATTGTTCACTTCCTTCTTGTTTTAGTTGTTTGAGTGTCGTCGCTTGATCTCTCGTTCTTTTGGCTGCAACAAAGTGTCCGGGAAGAGCTTCTAGCGAAGGGTCGATAACTATTTTATCCCCTTCGGAAAATTTTGGTTCCATACTTATGCCTTCAACACGAAGTATAAATGCACGTGGTCCAACAGGACCAGGCGCATCAATCCATTCTTCTGCGTATCGAGGGTCAAAATCGGCATCTGATTCGCACCAAACACCCGCTGCTATAGAACCTATAACTGGTAGTTTTCTTCCTGTGTGGCTCAGGACTGTACTGTTATTGAACTCGTCAACTCCATAGGGCATGTCAAGGTAGCCCTCGTAAAGGTTAAGAGCGTGCTCAATTTCTCGAGCAATTTGGTCTCCAATCCCTTTTGTCGGGTTTTTACCACCAAATGCGCTCACCTGAGCAGGCGCCTTCCCCAAAATGTCGGCAACGTCGGTAAGGCGAAGCTTCCTTTCAGCAAGGATTCTTTTGAAATTCTGGAGTCGAGTATCTGAAATTTTCATTTCCGGATTCTGGATCTATTAACCTTTGAGGTGAATGTCCTTATGGGTATTGCTAAAAACAACCCAGGAGGTTATATTTTTCTGATTCTGAGAGGGGGACCCATGAATTTACGTGAATACATCAATACCCTTAACCCCGAGGCGTTTGTGGCTTACGCAGAACGATGCGGCATTGCCGTCAGCTATCTGCGTGTGCATGTCAAATATGCAAGCAAGGACCCTAGTGTCTCGTTGATCAAGTCGTTGGCTCGTGAGAGTGAACAAAATGTTTCAATAACAGAGGTTCTAAAGCACTTCGGTGTGATCGAAGAAGAGGTATCCAAAGCTGCGTAGATAGAAAAAAGGCGACCCAAGGGCCGCCCAGTTCCTCCCGGCACACACCACCACAGTGCTGTCGGGTCGCGACGAAGGTAGGAGGGCACACCACATGCAAACCACCTCCCTTTATCGCGCTGCCAAGACACGGATGTCTTGGGTTGCTGCCTTTTCCACCACAGATTAGGCAGCTGTTGCGCCAGAGGTGAGCAACGGATTGTTCGCCTCGGCACGGTGCCGGTTTCGATCCCTAGATCTTGCCGGCGTTTGGGCCCTTTCAAGCCACGCGGCAAATGTATCACCACTACACGTCGCGGGGCACTGGCAACTTAGTAGGATTAATGCCATGAGCCGAGTAGCTTTAAGCTGTGTTGATCGAGCGCAAAAGGAAGTACTGACGCTCGAATTAGCCCTGTACCACGCCGCACGGGACTATCCCGGCGGTGCCGCCGCAATCGCCGCCACCACCGGCCGCAATGCCACCACGCTGCAGCACAAGTTGTCTCCCACCCATCCCTCACACACCGTCAACATTCAGGAGTTCGGCGAGATCCTCGAACTGACCAAGGACCGCCGCATTCTCGATGCAGTGCACGCCCTTGTTGGCGACACGATCTGGCAGGAACTGGCTGAGGCGTACACCAACGACATGCCAGAGACCCTGACTACGGGTATAGCCATGTTTTTCCGGCAGGTCGCCGATTTGTCCGAAACCTGGGCCAAGCACATTGGCGACGGCAAGGTCGATGACCGTGAGCTGGCTGAGATACGCCAGTTGGTGTTTCGGGGCATTCAGGGGTTATTGGGCATGTACAACCGCGCCCGCTACGTCAACCAGACGACTTGTGGGGTGGAACGTGGCTGATATCGCTGACTTCGCAAATGACCTGGTGCAAGAGCGCATTGATCAGGCTGTCGCTGCACGCCTGGCGCTTATGTCCAACACGGCTCAGCATTCGCTGATGTTCTGTGATGAATGTGATGGCCCCATCCCCGAGGCCCGTCGCTTGGCACAGCCCGGCTGCACGCTCTGCATTGAGTGCAAGACAGTCGATGATCAGAAGGCTGCCCGTTATGCTCGATGATGTGATCAATCAGTTCGCGGACTATGGTCTTGAGCCCGCTCAACCCTTGGTATTCGGCAAGCTCACCCGCTGCAAAACCACCCAGGATAAAGGCAAAGAAAAAAACGGCTGGTACGTCATCCACGAACACCGCACCGAAAAAAACGAAACGCTGATCTTCGGCAGCTTCGGCGACTGGCGTTCTGGCGATACCCAAAAGATCAAGGTGAAGCCCGGACGCATGAGCCCCGAGGAGCGCGAAGTCATGCGCGCTCGCCAGGAAGATGCCAAGCGTAAAGCCGCCGAGATCGCGGCCAACGCATCACGCCGAGCGGCCAACCGTGCTGCCGGCCTGTTCAAGCGCATGCCCGAAAAGGGTAAAAGCGCCTATCTGGATCGAAAGCAGATCGTTGGCTTCAAGGTTCGCTATGCGCCACGTACTGGCGCATTTTTGGTGCCCATGTGCAACGTCCGCGATCAGATCGTCGGCCTGCAGGTGATCTTCCCGGTCAAGCAAGAAGACACCGCTCGGGATAAGCAGTACTGGCCGCACGGTATGTCAAAAGAGGGCGCTTTCCACCTGATCGGTCCTCACCCAGAGCCCGGCGAACCGGTGCTGGTGTGTGAGGGCTACGCCACGGGCGCAAGCCTGCACATGGCGACGTCGCTCACTGTCGCCATCGCCTTCGACGCGGGCAACCTACTGCCTGTCTCCAAGGCCATGCGCGAGCGCTTCCCTGGCTGTCCACTTATCATCTGCCGGGACGACGATTGGAAAACCAAGCGTCCCAACGGTGACCCTTGGAACCCTGGCGAAGAGAAAGCCAGCAACGCCGCGCTGGTTGTCGGCGGTCAAGTCGTCGCTCCGGTGTTCTCCGGCGAGCGCGAGATCAAGTGGACCGACTTCAACGACCTGCACGTCGCCGAAGGGTTGGAGGCCGTCCGCCGCCAGGTGCTTGCGGTGGTCAAGCCTCCTGCAGCAGGTGGTTGGAAAGACCAACTGGCCCGCACTGAAAACGGCTCCCTGATCGCGCACATGCAAAACGTCGAGCTGATCCTGGGCAATGACGAGCGCTGGGCCGGCGTCATCGGCTACAGCGTGTTCAGCTCCAAGATCGTCAAGCTGCGGTCTGCGCCCTTCGGCGGCGGTGCCGGCGACTGGGCAGACATCGACGACATGCGAGTGATGAAGTGGCTCGCGCAGCAATACAACCTGCGGGTCAAAGCCTCCCATGTGATCGAGGCTGTCAGCGTGGTTGCCCACGACCACGCTTTCCACCCGGTGCGTGAGTACCTGGAGAAGCTGGAATGGGATCGCGTGCCACGCATTGAAACCTGGCTGACCGACGTGTTGGGGGTCCAGGCCAGTGAGTACTCGGCAAAGGTCGGCAAGCGCTGGCTAATCTCGGCTGTGGCTCGGGTTATGCGCCCAGGCTGCAAGGCCGACTCTGTGATGATCCTCGAAGGCGGGCAGGGCGCCGGTAAGTCCACGGCCATGGGCGTCCTCGGCGGCGAGTGGTTCATGGACACGCCCTTTGCCCTCGGTGACAAAGACAGCTTCCAGGCGATTCGCGGCAAGTGGATCGTCGAGCTGGGCGAGCTGGACAGCTTCAACAAAGCGGAAAGCACCAAGGCCAAACAGTTCTTCTCTGCGTCCACGGATACCTACCGAGAGAGCTACGGCCGCAGAACGAATGACGTGCCACGCCAGTGTGTTTTCGTGGGCACCACCAACCAAGAGGAGTACCTCAAGGACGCCACGGGCAACCGTCGTTACTGGCCGGTGTTCTGCAACAAGGTCGATCTGGAGCAACTGCGCGAGATCCGCGATCAGCTGTGGGCCGAGGCGCTGTTTTGCTTTGAGGCGGGCGATATCTGGTGGGTGAACAAGGACGAATCCAAGATGTTCGCCGAGGCTCAAGACGAGCGCTTTGTGGTGGATGAATGGGAGGGGCCAATCCTGGCCTGGATGGAAGAGTCGCAGATCGGGGATACCGCTACCGGCAACGAGATCTTGACCCAGGCGCTGAAGCTGGACTTCGGACATTGGGGCAAGCCCGAGCAGATGCGGGTCGGGGCGATCATGCACCGGCTGGGTTGGCGCAAGCGGCGTATGCCCGCGCTTCCAAAAAGCGGCGTGCGGCCCTGGGCCTATGAAAAGCCTGCGGGGTGGGGGCGTGCGTCTGCGTTGCAGCAGTCGGTGATCGAGGAGCCTTGCTTCGATGATTAAGCGAATCGACGAGATGCTCAAACTCTGGGCGCAGGATCTGCATTCGCCTGTGCCGGACGGTTCTGGCGGGCCGAGTGGCGGCAACATGATCGCCATGCTGATGGAGTGTAAAGGTGAGTTGATACGCGGCACGCGTGGTAGTCGGGTGCTGCTGGATGAATCGGCGGATATCGAGCTCATCGTCAACAAGCACTTGCCGCCCCAGCTGTCGGTTGTCGTACGCGAGCACTATTGCAACCACGAAAGCTTCCTGTCGCAGAAGTACACCCACTGCGGATGCAGCCGGGATACCTATTACCAGCGGCTCCATGAGGCACACCTGCACATCGCCGGCATGCTGATGGGGAAGGCTGCATGATCCTCGGCATCACTCCGCGAGCCTCTGTCCTACTGTCCTGCTTTGTCCGACTGCCATTTGGCGCAGTTGGACAGGCGCAGGCCGCGCCGTTGCTGGGCTGTCCTACTGTCCAACCTTTACCCGCCCCACGCACACATGAGCATAGCGGGCACGCAGTCGCGCCCATGGCGCGCACGCGTGTTTTTAACTTTCTCTCTATACACAAGAGAAAAGAAATAAAGGTAGGACAGTAGGGCTGAGCCCCGTATTTAGGCGCCTGTAGCTGTCCTACTCCGATCCAGAATAGTGGGACAAGTAAGACAGGGCACCAGAAGCGATAGCCGATTGAATGCGTTGTCCCTGCGTTGCACCTGCGTCATACCTGTATTGCACCCGTATTACGCCATGGCATTAAAACTCCCTTGCTGCCACCGGAATCCACCTGTAAAAAGTACCCATCTTCGATAGGTGCGACCGCAAGCAGCGGGACACACCACCACACTGAACCCGGCCATTGCGCCGGGTTTTTGCGTTTATGGGGTAGGGCGATGACGAACGAGCAGCAAGCGCTTATTGATATGCCGATCTGGATGGTGATCGTGCTGTCCCTGGTCGGCGGCATATCCGGCGAGGCATGGCGAGCCGACAAAGCGGGGGTAAGCGGCTGGTCCTTGATTCGCCGCTTGCTCCTTCGGTCCGGGGCCTGCGTGGTCTGCGGGCTTTCCACCATGATGTTGCTGCACGCTTCGGGCATGTCGGTCCTGGCGGCAGGGAGCATCGGATGCCTCACCGCGATGGCCGGCGCCGATGTCGCCATCGGGCTGTATGAGCGCTGGGCCGCCAAGCGGTTGGGCGTGTGCGATGTGCCGCCCTCGGGCAGCGGTCAGGCATGATGCGCTGGAGGCCACGGAATACGTGGCCTGTAGCGGGGTGCTTCAGAATGGCGTACCGAAAGTCGCCGGGGACCCTGGCGGCATTCGAGGGACACGGGGCATGAAACCCGCGGGAAAGCGTTAGCGGCAGGCCCGTCAGCTTACTGAAATTCAATCCATTGAAATTGAAAGGTTTCCATTGAAAAGCCGTTGAAAAGGAGGGCTTATGACGGATCCACTGTTCCTGTCTAAAAGCGCTTTCGCGGTTCGCATTGGCAGGACGCCGAGCTACATCACCTGGCTGAAAGACAACAATCGCCTGGTGCTTTCGCCGGATGGCAAGAAGGTCGACGTGCTGGCAACAGAAGCGCTGATCCTCGAAACCGCCGACCCCAGCAAGGCTGCCGTCGCGGCTCGGCACCAGCAAGACCGGCTCCAGCGTGACGTTTACAGCCAACTGTCCCCCATGGTCGAGCCGACTAACACGGCTGCGCCGCCGCAGCCAGCTGGCGCGAAGAGCGGGCAACCTGACTTCCAGAAAGCTCGTGCACACCGCGAGTACTATCTGGCCCAGTTGGCCGAGGCCGAGTTTCACAAGGTGCAGGGCTCGCTGGTGGATATGAAGGCGGTCACCACCGGGGCCTACAACGCCGGACGCATGCTGCGCGATCAACTGCTCAGCATGCCCCCGCAATTGGCCCCTGAACTGGCGGCGATGACTGACCCTTGGGAAATTGAGCAGCACCTGACCAAGGCGCTACGGCTGTCTCTGGAAGAGGCCGAGCGCATGTCTTCGGCCGACCTTGAACGCGATCTGATCACTACGAGTTAACCCATGCAGACGGAAAAACCTGACGGCGCTGAGGTGTACCGTGAGGCGTATTTCCGTGGGCTGCGTCCAGACCCCAGCCTGTGGGTGGACGAGTGGGCTGACGAGTACATGCGCATCCCGCGTGATACCGGCGCCGCCGAGCCAGGGAAATATCGCACCGTGCGAACGCCCTACGCACGCGAGCCGATGCGGTGCCTGTCACCGGCTCACCCGTGCAAGCGCGTGGTGACCATGGTCGCCTCGCAGTTGATGAAAACCCAGATCGCCTTGAACTGGATCGGCGCGCTGATCCACATGGTGCCGTCGAACATCCTCACGCTGCTGCCCAGCCTGGGCTTGGCAAAGCGGGTGTCATCGCGGATCGGCAAGACCATCAAGGCCACCCCGGTGCTGCGCGAGCGTGTGGCGGCGAGCCGCTCGCGGGACTCACGCAACACCATGGACACCAAGGAGTTTGAGGGCGGCTCGCTGTACGTCACCACCGCCGGTTCTGCGGCCAACTTGGCCGAGCTATCGGCGCGCTACGTGTACGGCGATGAGATCGACCGGTGGGAGGTCGACGTAGGCGAAGAGGGCGACCCCATCGAACTGGCAGAAACGCGGGGCAGTACCTTCGGCCGTAATGCCAAGTTCTACTTCTCCAGTTCGCCGACGATCAAGGGCGCCTCGCGTATCGACGATCTGTTCGAGGGTAGCGACCAACGTTACTACTACGTGCCGTGCCCGACTTGTGGGCACATGCAGACCCTGGAGTGGGAGCGGCTGCATTACTCCCAGGACTTCAGCGTGGTGCATTACGAGTGCGCCGGGCCTGACTGCGACGTGCTGATCGAGGAACACCACAAGGGCGATATGCTCGCTCGTGGCGAGTGGCGTGCCCATGCCAAAGGCGATGGCGAGACGGTAGGCTTCCACCTCAACGCGCTGTATTCACCGCTGGGTTGGACGGGCTGGAAGTCGCTGGCTAAGCAATTCGAGAAGGCGAAAAAGGCCCAGGCCAAAGGCGACCTTGAACCCATGCAGGTGTTCTACAACACCCGTCTGGCTAAGGTGTGGGATAGCGCGCAAGAGCAGACCAAAGCATCGGTGTTGATCGAGCGGGCGCGCCGGGAAGGGTTCTCCCTTGGTGCGATTCCCGCTGCCGTGATGATGATCACGGGCGCTGTCGACGTACAGGCCGACCGCCTGGAGTTCATGGCAATGGGCTGGGGCGTCGGCATGGAGCGCTGGGTTATTGATCACCGAGTGATCGCGGGCGACCCGTCGGATGAACGCACCTGGGCAGTGTTGGATGAGCTACTGAAAGAGCGGTACCGGCATCCCTGCGGCGTCGGCCTGGGCATTCTCGCGGTCGCCATCGACTCCGGCGGTCACCACACCGACGAGGTCTACCAGTTCTGCCGTGTGCGGCGCTGGCGCAACATCTTCGCCATCAAGGGCGCGAGCAAACCCGGTAAGCCGGTGATCGCTCAGCGGCCGTCCATGGTTGATGTGACCTGGAAGGGCCAGACCGAACGCGGCGGCGCCGAGC